CCGCAATTGCAATGCGCATGCGTATTAGATTTCGTTGTTTATTTAAGTGGTTTTCTCCACCCGGTTGTTAGCGCACGTACTTGTGAGCCAGACACTCAGCCGAAAGACCGAACTGATGCCTGTTCCGATTAACGCGTGATTTGACCAACTTGTTCCCCTGTGTAAGGAGAAACTTCGCGACAGTGCGGAGAGCACTGGAACGGCGGAGAGGCCGCTCGTAGGCTTCAAGATTGTCCGTGACAAAACTTTCAGCTACTTCGCGCAAGTGTGGACGCTGTTTATCGAGGATGTTGGTTAAAACGATGTGGTCAATAGGTTGAGACGGATCGTATTCTTCTCTGAAGTAACGTTCCAGCTCAAGCTGTTCGCCGACGGTTACACCGTTCTCTTCTTCCATAAGAAGCCGAGTGGCCATTGCTGGCTCGACGAATGCAGGCCCTTTCGGGTCCCACGTTGACTGTTTTTGCGTTTCCCACCATCCGGATGCTGACTTTACTGCTCTAACATCAATGTGTTTTAGTATTTGGAGACCTGAACGGCAAAGCTCAAACACGATAGGACAAGACGGATAACAATGCCCCCAAGAAAGAAATTTCATCTTGAGTAGTGACATGGTCTTGCCCCAGCGCGCGCCAGAGTACTTTGCGTCAAGCCAACCCACGTTCAACAAAACCTTCAATGGATCGGTAGTATTTTGTTGAATCGTGGGAACACACTTCACGCCGCAGAATCCTAGTTTCCCTATATTGTCGGAGAGCAAGGCTTCATAGGTGAAACCGAGCTTTGCGTACTCCTTGGGGTCGCTAACGAGAGCTAGAATTTTGGATGCCAAACTGTCGTCACCTTCCACCAACATCGGCAGCGACATGAAGCCGCCACCACGTTTGAAATGGAAGAATTGAGCCAACATGAGTGTAGCAAAAGCGTTGGATTGACTAGTGTTCATCTCACCAGACATCTTTCGGCCCTTCATTTCGACAGTCAAATTGCCGAAATTGCACACATTGTTGCCTCGCAACATATTGCAAAACATCCTTGCAATATCGTGAAAATGTGAGTTGGTTGATGCCATGTGCTTGTAAAAAGCACAATCGAGCGCATCCAACAGAGCAACAATGAATGAAGATTCCATACTGCTATAGTCTCCTTCTTCATATGTTGCGCCATCGACCATCAGTCTCTCCACCATTAAGCCAGCCCATTCGTTAACGGGTATACCTTTAACGAAAAACGGCTCGGCGAACAAGACCTTCTCACACTGTTTGACGAACGGACCAAACACACATTTGGCCAGATCACCGCGGGCGAAAATGCCCCGCGGATTTTTATATTTGTCGTAAAACTCGCTCTTAACAAAGCACTTAAGGTCTGCCAGCTTGCTAGACTGCATACCAGATTTGCTAGTAATCACTTCGTTCTCGACTGCAAGCACGTAGCCTACAGTGTTCCACTCCTCCCTCAACTCCAATTTACGGGCCAAGCCATAGTGGCTATTTTCAAGCCAGGTTTCAAAATCTC